TCTGTTTGTGATACTTTACTTTCTAGTTCTTGTCTGATTCTAGATAAGCTAAGTAATGGGTCATATACTACATCAAGTTGTTTATCCTTGTGTAGTGGTCTTGTTTGAAGTTTTGCATGAAACTCATCAAAATCTCTTGATTGTGTGAACTCTGGTACTAATTCATTTCCGCCTTCAAATCTTCCTGCCCACCAGTTTGCTACTCTATCCCACTCAACAGTTGTCAAGTTTCGTGTAGCTAATCGGGAGATAGGTATACGCGCACCTAAGGCACACATTCTTTGTAAAATGGAACGACTGTCCATTTCTATTGTAAAATACAGGGAACTTTTTCCTTGTTCATAAACATTATTTGCAATATTACAACAAGTTATAGACTTACCTGCACCTCTACGACCACCAACTAATATAAGATCTCGAGGTGAGAACTTTAGTGTTTGGTCATAGTCATCATTAAGACCTAAAGGTAAGAACTTTCTAAGGTCTTTTTCTGAATCAAATAAGGGTATTGTTTGCATGTTTTCTTCAGGAGCTTTGAGGTCAACTCTTTCTCCTACATCTAAAACAATTTGTTGGATTGCTTCAACATTTTCTTCTGCTGAAGATATAGCTACAGTTTTATCAATGAACTTATCTAGCTCATCTAGTATTTCTACTTGTGTGTACTCATTTTTTAAGTACTCAAGTAAAACCCAAGCGTCGATATCCACTTCGACGGCTTCAATTGCAAATACTTTTTCTTGTAGTTTTCTATCACGAATGGATAGTTTGAGGTCATCAAAAGAAGGCAGCTGACTGAAATTTTTTATGTGCGTATCTATGACCTTATGTAAGGACTGATACTCCGCACTAAGATAATTAATTCTAAGGTTGCCCCAAGACTCAAAATCTTCTTGCGTTATTATTTGCTTCAACAGAGCTGAAGTTAAGTTCAATTGCTACCCTCCCAGATATAAAAGAGCAGGAGATAATTCCCCTGCTCAGACTTAAAAAGATTTAGCTAGATGCTTTTTCTTTTCTAGCGGCTCCGTCGTAATCGGAACAAGTTAAACCTCTACGGGTTAACATTGTTTTAACACCTCTTACAGTTTTGCCAATTTCGTCAGCGATAGCTTCAACAGTCATGTTGTCGATATCATTAACTTCTGCTAAAGGGTCAGCTTTTGATGAACCTTTAGTTTCTTTTTGCTTAGGTATAGCGTTAATATCGCCACTTCTAAGTAAGCTAAGAGCTTTTCCTCTGATAGAGTTAACAGATTTGCCTAGAGCTTCTGCGATTTCTTCAACAAAAGACCCACCATTTACCATAGAAGTAAATGTAGCTTCCTCTTCGGGAGAGTAAGTTCTTACAGATTCTGGCTTCTCAGCTGGTTTTACATGGCCAGTTAATTCCATTGATAGAATTTTGCCCTGTATTGATTTAGCAGAAAATGCTCCACCTTCAAATGAAGATGCGATGTCTGCGTATGTGTACTGACCACTGTTGTCAGATACGAATTGTGATAAAGTAGCTTCTTGGTCTTCAGAGAATGTTCTGTTTGATACTGAAGATGCAAGTTCTACATCATGACCCATTTTTCTTAGCTTAGAAGAGACACTTCTTGTAGAAGTTTCTAATTCTGCGGCTGCTTCTGCAACCATAGCTTGTGAGATAGGTGACTCACTTCCTACGAAGTCCACAAGTTGTTGTGTTCTTTCGTCTGTCCATTTTGGTAATGCCATTTTAGTTTCCTATATTTCTTTTAAGTTTGTTATTATTAATACGCCCTTATCTCGGGCTGCTTGTGTTTTAGCGGATTCTATACCACTTTCATTTACTAAGATTGAAACATCTTTAGTTAAACTGCTTTTAACAAGATAGCCCTGTGTTTCTAAATACTGTGTTGCTAGTGCTTTTGTCTTGAAGCTTTTTAGTTTACCTGTGATACAAACGACACCCTTATCAGCACTTTTTTCTTCAATTTTAGTTAGTTGTTGCCATCTAAAAGGTAGTCTGTCATATCCATCGGTAAATTCTTCGATTAACCAATCTAATAAATTATTGGTAGCAGCTGGTCCTAGTCCTGCTTCTTTACAAGTCTCTTCGGTAATGTCTCGAATATTCTTGACAACCGAACAAATCTTGTTAGAAGCAGTACGACCAATTAACTTGATAGAGAAAGCAGGTAGTAAGTCAACTAAGTCAACTTGTTTACTATTTTCAATCTCTCTACTAAGTTTAACTGCTAATTTTTCGGATTGCAAAGCCTCAATCATTATTTCTAATGGAAGCTCGTATAAATCATACAAATCTTTGATTTGTAATTTTTCTACTGTGCGAGGTCCGAGACCTCTAATCTTAAGAGTAGAAGCAAAGTGTTCAATCTTCTTGCTAGTTTTACCACTACAACTAGTGTTGTGGCAGTATAGCTGATCTTTCACCCACTCAAGGACTGTCATACAAGATGGACAGTTTGTTGGCGGGATTATTTGCTTCATGTATTCTCTCTTTAAATTGTATATATATTATAACAAAATTCAGTTTCCATGTCAAGATTTATTTTTTGGAAAGTCCTGAAGAATGAGAGAATCAATTTTGAAACACTCAGTGTGACCTCCAAACTTAAACATTGGAACATATTTATCTTGCTTATACATCTCATGTAGGTACAGTTCATGTGCCCACACATTATAAAGTGTGCTGCTCCAGACCTTCTGAATACGAATATCATATCCTCTGAAACCCCTGCTACGCTTTATAATATGCCGCCAATCTTTTCCACTAGCTATGCCTACCTTGATACATTCTCTCTCGAATGTCTTTGTGTTTACTAGTACAATTCCATAGAGCACACCTTCTCTATCCCTTTCTTCTGGGTTATTCTCGAAATAAGTTTGATTGTATATGCCTTTACTAGACACTAATTAGCTCGGGATAGTATTCTAGGTATGATTTCTCCGCTTCTTATAACTTCGACCAAGCAACCTACTTCTAAGTTGAGGTCATTGATGTAACGCATGTTATGTAGAGTAGCTCTACTAACGACTGCACCATCAATTTCAATAGGTTCAAGAATAGCTACAGGAGCAACAACCCCTGACTTGCCAACATTCCATACAACATTAACTAATTTAGTTATAACTCCTTCATTACGCTGCTTAAGCGCATATGCACCTCGAGGGTGCTTAGAGGTATATCCTAAGGCATCAAAGTCCTTATAGTTATCTATACGAAAAACAAGTCCATCATCGGGATATGTAGTCCAGTCATTAGACAGAACTGTATCAAATCCAAACGATTCTAAATAAGACATATCAATACTCCAGCACTCATTCCATGAATCTTGTACTCCATATGCTATGAAGCGCAAATCTCTGCTGTTAAATTCTTCTACATCTTTAAGGTTGAGAGCACCCGCAGCATAGTTCCGAGCGTTCTTGATAGTTTTGGGAGCAACTACTTCTCCAGTAATCTGAATTAGATGACCTTTGAACTCGCCTAACGAATTAGGTACTAAAGATTTCATGTTGTCTGTAATATCCAAACCACGCTTTCCATCTCCACGAGTAAGGGCTTTGTGTAGTTGTCCCTCAACATAAAGCAATGATACAGCAGCTCCATCTAACTTAGGAGAAACAACTGTCTCTCCTTTGTACTTACCGAAAGGCTGCTTATCAAGCTCATTGGAAAATATCTTCTGTAATGAATACATCTGAAACGCATGAGGAACTCTATTGTCTCTACTAGAGAAACCAACTTCATCATACTGTGCATATACAGCTAGCTTATCAAACTGTTCATCTGACATCGTAGGTTTACCATTATAGTAATCTTCGGACGCTTGCTGTAGTATTGCTTTTATATTTTCCATTTATATATTATATCAAAAATCACAGGCAAAGTCAAGAACTAAATTTACGAAAGGTAAATTTCATCTAAAATATCTTTGAAGTGTGTCTCTAAGATACTTTTACTTTCTGCCAATGATAATATTTCCACTAGTCCCTCAAACAAATTCTTTGAATTATTAAAGTCTAGTTTCATTGCTACTCCGTCCTTTGATGGTTTGAAGTCCCCATCAAAGTCGAGGTAATACTTTCTTAAATGTAGATACTCTACATCATAAAAAGTATTTATAGTTAATTTGACTTGTTCCGTCCCCTCCTCATTTTCAGAGATAACTTTTTCATACATCTCAGGGGCTTCATGCAACTTCATCGTTTGTTCCTTAGTATAGAACTCAAAGGTTGTATACTGGTCACATTCTTAGGTTGTAATAGGCGATAACTATCAGTATCCCAACAAAACAGTAATACTGAATCGGTGGTTTCCTTAGCACGATTTTTCTTGCTTTGGATATACTTGTTATCGAAGTCTAGGGTACAAACATTATACTTAAGTTTTCTACTGTTTGTAGACCTATAGGTTATGATTGCGTCTCCACAATCAGATACAGTTCTTATGAACTCATCTTTTCTCACTATAATACTCCATTACTATTAAGAAAACTCTTTCTCTTTAGTAATGGGTAGTATTAATTAGCCATTGTTGATGTTGTTAAGTACACCTGTAAAGTAAACAGAAGCTTTACCAGTCAATTTGTCGATAATATCTGCATCGACTTCTTGACCTGCGTCAGTTAAAGCACTTGTTAGTGCAGCAGCTGCGTCAGCTTTTGATACTCTACCACCACCAGTTGAACCGCCTGATTTAGCAGCTCCAGTAGCAGGTGACTTTTTGACATAAACTCCAGCTTTAGTAAGTATCATTCTGACACCATTAGGGCTTTCGCCTAAGTGTTCAGCGATATCTTTCACAATTTCCATGCTAGTCTCAGGGGTAGGTTCCGCCTCATTATACATTTCTACTGCTTCTTGCTTTGATTCGTCTGTCCAAGCCATTCTTCTTCTCCGTTTGTTTCTGAGAGATTCGGGCATACCTGGGCACCACCCTGTCGCATCTCTCATTTGGTTATAATATCTATCACTCATTAATATATATTATACAGAAAAATGAGTGCGATGTCAAGAACTATTTTTTGTTAAGTATAACTTAAGGTTTCAATATAGTTCATTTTCTCTTGAGCGTTTGCAGCTATTTCAATCTGCTCGTCTATTGCTCCAACGATGTCGGCATGTTCTCCTATTCCTACAGGATTGTTTAGATAGACTCTGATGTTAACTTCAGCAGCAGCTATCTCTCCTTTGTACTTTAAAATTAATGCGTTCCTCAATCTATCATTCATGTTTTGCTCCTGCAAACTTCTCTTACATATGCAACACACCACTTTCTTTTATATTCCTCACTGAAAGCTATCTTCCAACATGGAGGGGTTATAATAAAAAGTGTTATTGCATATATAACCATGTGAGAATACTTAAATCTCACTATTAATTCGCCTCCTATTGTATTACTTATCATGTATTTAACTAAAGGGTATGTTCGCCCAAAAATCATTAGCCATGTAGTAATCCATATAGCAAGCACTATTGTCCATAATTCCATATCGGCACTCCTTATGCTCTTTAGATATTTATATCGTACTTATTTAAGTGTCTTAAACTACCTAAGTCATAAGCTGCAAAGTGGGCATGGTAACCCCCTTCTTTTATATGTCCAAAATATGGACTGTCAAAATTTGTTAATTCTATTACATAGACATGATATATCCAACTATCATATCTTTTATCAAAACTTCCTTTAATTATTCTAGCAGGAAGATCGTGTCTAGCACACCATACTTTCTCACCTGGCTCAAAAGTTTCTGATACACACTCATCTGGCAAGTACCCTACTTTAGCACCGCTACTGCGTTCAGTACTAGGTCTTTTCTGTGGAACTCCTACTCTATCTAATAGATTTCTTACGAATGTAGTAGAACGATATAAAGCTTGCGCTATGCTAGACACGGGTTGCTCGTCTAAATACATCTCTATTGATTGTTTAATTTCGTAGTCTGTTGCCTTTCTACCTCTGTTTTGTGCTTTTCTTTTTGCTCTAAATTGTAGAGTGTCTTCAAAATCTTTCATAATACTATTCAGTCGAGTAGTATTGTAAGTTATGTTAAGCATGGAACATGCTTCTTTTTTTGTTATTGGTTGGTCTGCGTTAAGATGGTCTAATACTCTTTGTAAATTAGCATCATCTAATTTTTCGTGTCCTTTCTTTCTAATTGTTCTCATCGCTTCCTAATAGTATAATTGAATAGTGAATAATTTTTAACAGGTCTAGTTCATTTCTACCTGCTTTCTTTCCATAACGCTTTGCATACTTTATAATATTTCCTATGCAAAATCCCTCGCCGTGTCCTGAGTCTATAATGAACTCGGTTGCTTGTATTTTATCTGTACTATAGTGCTGGTCATAAGTATTGTCTATATAGACTTGCAACTTGGTTAATATTTTATCCTCGTTAAACTTATATTTAGTATCTATACTATTATACTTAGTTTTCTTACTAAAAAAGGCCATTTATACACTTTCCCAAAACTCATCAGCAAGTTGGTCTAGCATTTCACTAGGATATATGGACTCTCCTTTAACTTCATACTCAGCATGCCAGTCAAAATCTTCAACTGTGGTATCAATACTAGGGTACATCTCATTAAATAACTCTATTAGTTCCTCTCCATCAGTTTCATTACACTCTCCTTCAATAGATTCCCAATCGTCCCATTTTTGTGTATCAAAATATTGTTTACCCATAAAGTTTCTAAACTCATCTTCATAGGTCATAGTAGCACTTATATTATCATCATACTTATTAGCAAAGTATTGTAATATATTTAGTACTAACTCTATTGGTTGTCTCCATGCTGCATATCCACTAATGTAGGAGTCTTGCACTTCTTCAATATGGCACCATTTAGCACCAACTTCTCTACAATACCAATCATATGAATCATTTAAATACCCATCATTGTCAAATGACTTATCTACATTATCCATAAAAGGTTGATTTTCTATTTCAGCATAATCTTCATAATCATAAGGGTTGCCATCATAATCATTTCTAGTACCTTTTATCATTTTAACTGATGAATTAAATTCTTCATCAGTTAATCCTTCTATACTTATAGTAAAATATACATTATTTGCCATTAGATATCCCCTTCTTTTTCGACATCTGGAGACTTAATTAGCACTCTTTTACTAAAGTGTTCTCCTGTGTTTCTTACATAAATTGTTTCGCCTTTATCAGGACTTTCAAAAATCTGTCCCATTATATGTCTCCTTTTGCTCTTACTTCTGAACGAACTACCTCGAAACCATTCGGGTATCTTTTCTCTAGCTTTTTAATGTTTTCTTCCATAACTTCATGTGGTGTGAATCCTAAAGCTGTACAGCCTTGTACCCAATACCAAAGAACATCTCCTAGTTCTCTTTTCATGTGAAATATTTCATCTTCTGTAAACTGTGTATCTGCTTGGAATATTTTTTTCTTTACTACTTCTGCGAACTCTCCACTCTCAGCCATCATACCGATAACTGATGTTAGTAGTCTTGCTACTTGCATTTCTTCTGTTCTGTGTTCGCCTTGCACACTTGTAGTTCCTTGTAGCCTATCCATTCTGGCTGTCATTTTGTCTGTGTTTTTGCTTGTCTGTGAGGTTGTTATATCTACGAACCTTGCGTAGTCGTTAAATTTTTGTTGGTCTGTCATGTCTGTCCTTAATGTGTCTGTTTGTTCTTTTTATACCACTTAGCTAACCAAGTGTCTATCTGTAGCTCAGTCCAATTACTTGGAAAGTATACTGATAAGTAAGGTCTATCTCGTAATACGACTCTCATAGTCGGCATAGTCCTCGTTCCACCAATGTGGTTTGTCTCTGTATTTCCAGCTTGCAAAGGTAGCTTTATCTAAGTGGTAATAGTCGCGGTAAGATTGAATAGGATTACTATAGTCCTTTAGCTCTTCTGGCATAGCTAAACCAAATTCTGTAAAGCCTACTCTTTGCATATTTACTGGTTCTGGTAATTTATTTACTACTTCGTGTATGGACTTATGTTCTTTGCCATATCTGTATCTATACTCATCATTCAAAGCATTGCCATAACAGTGTGTCCATTCGTGATTATCTAATGATGAACGAGCCCAAATAGTACATGGGTGATTATACATCATAGGTAGATAAGGTGTGATTGGTCTTTCTGCTGGGGGTAAATGTTTTATCTTTGCTTTTTCTTCATTAAGCACATCTCGCTCTTCTTTGTTGAGTGCACGAGGTATAAAGCCTAAGAACTTGTCAATCCATATGCTTGTGCATAGTATTTGAGCAACTTCTAGAGGCATCTTACAATGTGTTTGTCAACATGAGCTTCTGCGCATTTGTCTAAATCTTCGTCTAAGTAAAATAAATTCATACAACTATTATACTAAATTTTGAGAGCGGTGTCAAGTATTATTTTTTGCTTCTTCTATAAAGTTGGGTTGTGTGAAAAAGATTCCGAGAGTAAATCTATATTGTGGAGCTATATGCGATGTTGGTCTTATACTATGAGGCGTAGTGCCGTCAAAAAGTATTGAGCGATTTTGCTTGTATAAAACACTTTTTGTAGCTTCTTCCATTGCGTCATCATAAAATATAGTTTCTCCATAATATTCATTTTTCCAATCTGGGTTTATATCATACACAAGAACTGTGCTACCCCCATGAGTATGAGGGAATTGAATTGAAGAAGGAAAAGATAGATTAATCGTAGCAGTTTCAAACTTTAAACCTTCTAGTCTTTCCATAAGATTAGTATTAATCATACTTCCCATGAAATCTATCTCATTCCATTCTTTTTGTGTCATAGTATGGTGAAGGCAAGGATACTGGCGAGTTTCAAAAGTTGACACATCGCCCCACCCTATCTGATAATCAGTAGAAGCACAGAACATATATAACTGTTCTCTAGTATCTTCCATTACTGTATTATCAAAAACTTCTACCATTTACTACTTACTGTTAATTTTGTCTTTTGCTGTTCCAGCATATAGTCCAAACCAGGCTGCTCCTGCTCCTACTACTACTGAAATTAATCCTGACTGTTCAAATGTTGGTGCTGGAAGTTCCATGAACCAAATTGTACACTTATATAATAATATAATGTATACTGATAAAAATGCTCTAGGGAATATTCTCCATGCGTCTATCATATTTGATAACCATATCCACTTCTGCCATGGATTGTCTGGTTCTTTCTCGTTCTCCATCTCCATAATCTTGGCTTTTAATTCACCAATTTCTGAAACCATTGCCATAAATTTATTAAGGTCAATTTCTACCTCGTTGCGGCTCATGTCTCCGCTAAATTTTTCTTGATTTGACATTCTATGTCCTTTACTCTCGAAGTTAATTCTTCAATTTCTTCTTCGAGCTGTGCCCAAACGCTAGGGCTTTTAGTTGATGCTTGATGTTCTTTTAGTGCCTTAATTCCCTTCTTATAGTTATTAAGTCTTACTA